AGCCCGCCAAGGCACCCATCGCCGGTATCGTCTCAACAGACAGTGAAGACCTGCAGGGTGACCGCATCCTTCAGGAAGGCTGTGATTGGGACTATTTCTTACGCCGTGGTTGGTTAAACTACGAGCATCAACAGGGACCTGAGCATATCGTTGGTGTCCCTACATCGGTCAAGGCCGCTGTCACACCATCAGGACAGAAGGCTACGCGCATTGAAGGTTATTTGCTTTTAGACCGCCCTCGCGCTAAAGAAGTATATGAGGCTGCTAAGGCCATACAGAAGGCTACAGGGAGCATTGATCGCAGTATCGGTTTCTCAGTTGAGGGACAGGTCATGGAGCGCGACAGCAAGAACCCTAAGATCATCACGAGGGCTAGGATCCTCAACGTGAGCGTGACAGCCCACCCCGTTAACCCTGACGCTAGACTTGAAGTGTTAGCTCGGTCCTTAACTGAGCTCGATCAAATAACTAGTGAAATGAGACCGACTTCTGCTACACTTGACGCGACACCTTTAGATAGAGAGGATCCTATGTCGGACCTTGAACAAACAAAGAAAGGCGCTGTAGGCTACCAAGAGGGCTCTAAGCCTGATGCCGCAGCTGCTCTATCATCATTAGTGCCACAGTCCATTGACGGGCAACCTTCATCTGCTGCCGGTGACGATAGCGGTGAAGATATGTCTGCCATGATCGAAGGCATGATGCGCCGTGTGATGAAAGAAGAGATGAGCAAGATGATGGCAGATGAAGTAGATCGTGTCATCAACCAAGCTAAAGGGTCTTACTCTGACGAGGCTAACAAATCGCGAGCCCCTATGGTATCATTACCGCAGATGCAGACTCTCTTAGGCAAAGTCTTCCCTCAGCTACCGGCTTCTGAGCATCGTGCTATGGCGCGGCGACTCCTCTCAGCGGCTAAAGGCTATCCACAGAAATAACCTTATTCACTCTTTCCACTTGGAGGAACATTATGTCTGACAATATCGAACAGACTGTTGATATGGGCCGCATCGAGGAGCTACTTGTTGACCTCAACAAGAGCCTCGCTGCACAACAAGAGGCCGCTGCTGAGGCAGAGGTCGATAACAGTGTTGAGATCATCGCCAAAGGTGCTGATGCGATCATCGAGCAAAACAAAGAGGCAGTTGAGTCACTCTCTAAGGGTCTTGACGCTATCTTGGCTAAGCTCGACTCGCTTGAGGCTCTCGCTGCGCGTATGACTGACCTTGAGGCGAAGCTCGATAAGGGCTTGGTCGATATGGCTGCGGTTCCTGCTGCACCTAAGTCTGTCATCGCTGAGCCTGAGGCTGCTCCTGCTGACGTTCAGCCTGAGGCTGTTGCAGTAGAGCTCACCAAAGGTATGATCATGGACAAAGCTCTCGCTGAGCTCACCACCGCTGTCGGTGACCGTAAGCATCAGCTTCTCAAAGGCATCGCTCGCCTTGACTCAAACTTCTCACCGGCAGAGGTCGCCGCTGACCTCAACCTCTAATAAACAGGAGACCCACTATGATGATTCCTAATCAGAACGACATGGTTAATGTTGAAGATCTCGTGAAGCTCAATGACAGCCTTCGCAAGTCTAATGTTGGTTACCAAACTGCAGCTGTTGCTGACAGTGGCGCTGCGCTTAGCCCTCTCGTGCCTCAGAGCATCGAAGGGACCTTGAGCTCAGCTACTCACACTATGCAAGAGCTCAGCCTTTGGCCCATGATCCCTAAGACCTCTGTGTCTAACACCCTCCACGAGTATGTGGTCGTTAACGATCACGGCTTTGACGTTGACCCCTTCATCGGTGAAGGTGGCGGCGCTGAGCAAGACTTCGTGACCAACAACTCTAACTACGAGCGTAAGAGCGTCAAGATCAAGTATATGGCAGAGCGCCGTCAGATCTCAGACGTGGCTTCACTCGTTGGCCTTATCGGTGATAACCGTCAGGCTCTCGCAGAGGAGACCATGCGTGGCACTCTTAACCTCATGCGTAAGGTTGAGCGTCAGCTTTGGTATGGTAACGAGTCACTCCAAGAGAAGGGCTTTGACGGCATCTTGAAGCAGGTCCGTGACGGCGCTCCTAGCAACGTCCTTGACCTCGCAGGTAAGGCTCCTACTCCTCTTCTTCTCCAAGAGGCACTCGGTGAGGTTTACTCAGCACCTAACTTCGGTCGCCCTGACTGCATCTACGTTGAGCCTCGTCTTCACAGCGAGCTCATCAAGCAAAGCGTTGAGTCAGGTCGCCACGATCAGTTCCAAGTTAGCTCTGCTGCTAACGGTCTGACCTTCGGTGCTGCTCAGCTTAACATCATGGCTCCATTCGGACCTGTCCCTGTTAAGGCTGCGCCATTCCTTCACTTCGCAAACCGTATGCCTGCAAGTGGTTTCGGTGCATTGGCTCCTGCTGCTCCTGTCCTTACTTCTCAGACCGTTCGAGCTGAGACTGTTGCAGATAGCTCACAGTTTGTTGCCGGTGACCCTGAGTATCAATACGGCATCATCGCTGTTGGTGATCAAGGCTACTCAGCACCTCTGAAGCCTGCTAAGATCAACATCAACGAGGATGAAGAGATCGAGATCGTGATCGCAGCTTCAGGCATCAACCGTGGCACTTCACGCGCTCCTCGCTACTACCGCATCTACCGCACAGCGGCAGGCGCGTCTGCAGACAGCTTCCGCTTGATCGCTGAGATCCCTGCTGCTGATAACGCTGCTACCACATTCGTTGACCTTGACGATGGTAACAATGGTCAGAAGTATGACTGCTCACCGATCCTCTTCGCTCAGCACGATCCTACCGTCATGGAGTTTGTGCGTCTTCTCGACTTCATTCGCCGCCCTCTCGCGGAGACTGCAAGCGTGAAGCCCTTCCTCCTCATGCTGTTCGGATCACCTGTCGTGAAGGTGCCTAGCAAGATGTTCTTGATGGATAACTGTGGTCTTAGCACTGCAGGTCTCACCAAGGCATAAGGCCTGAGTAAAGGAGACTGACCATGTGGCAATATAACAGACGCATCTCACTGACACCTCACGCGCAGACCGTGGTCTTCGCCGGTCACCAAGTGAAGATTGATGCCAATGGTCAGGTCATCTCAGAGGTCGGTCCGGAGCTCGCGCAGATCTTCGAGGCCTCAGGAGCATGGAAACTCACACCCTCTACAGAGCCTGAGGTGATCACTAAAGCAGTGGTCGCTGACGTTTCACTAGAGGGTGTTGAGTGTGATATACTTCCTGAGACGAAAACGCGCAGTAAGGCGGCCTCTCGCTCAAGACGTAAGTCACCTAAGACTTCTAAGGCTAAGGACTAACTGAGGGAGGTCGAGATAGCGCTGCGCTTCCCATTTCCAACTGAAAGGGCTCACCATGGCTATTCGCGACCTCATCACACCTCAGTTTATCAAAGACACCTACGTCTTAGGCGTTGACCTGACGCTAGACGATGGATCCCCATATCCTGACGTTATTTACGAGCAGGCGATTGACGCTGCTGTAAACTATCTTGAGCTAGAGCTCGGCATCACCATTGACCCATTCTCGGTTAAGGGTGAGCGCCATGACGGGCGCGTGGAGAATAAGGATGCCTTCTATCCCTTCGCGCTCGATCATAGACCGGTAAGATCAGTAGAGGGACTCAACATCTCGTTGGGCAACTACCCTACTGTGTCCATGCCTAAGGAGTGGGGAGTGATCAGCTCACCACAGCACGGACAGGTCCATGTGATCCCTACCGCAGAGACTCTAGGCTCTTTCTTCTTTAGGAGTGGTATACCGCTCCTCTTCGGTGACGTATTCTCACCATACTCATATGTCCCTGCTTACTTTAGCGTTGACTATGAGTCAGGCTTCACATTTGTAGACGGCACTGCGGTTATACCTCAGGGCGCGACCTCAGTTGAGGTCCCGATAGCCACGCCGCTATTGGGTGTTAAGCCTTCATTCGTGCTGACGGTAACAGACGCTCAAGGTGGTGATGGAGCTCGAGTCAGAGCCTCAGGCACAGACAGCTTCACCATCTCAGTGACCACAGCACCTACCACGGGTGACATGACGATTGACTATACCATGCACACTGTTGACCCTGCCCTGATCAGAGCTATTGGCTTGATCGCTGCGCTCGCACCACTAGACATCGCCGGTGACCTTATCGCCGGTGCCGGTGTAGGTCAGTTTAGCGTTGGCATTGATGGGCTCTCACAGTCAATCGCTACCACAGCCTCTGCGACCTCAGCCGGTTACGGCGCGAGGATCATTAGCTATCAGAAGCAGCTCAAGGACACCATGGGCGCTCTCAAGGCTAAGTATCGCATGATGAACATCTTCAGCGTGTAAGGAGGCGAGCATGGAGTTTCAATCACCTGATCAATCCCTAACGCTAACACGAGCCGACTTCGATGAGGCTACCTTTAGGCGCGTGGTCGCGCAGAAGGGCCTCACTCTTAGATGGACTCAATCAGCTGAGTGTCCCTGCCAACCCAAGTCAGAGGATAACGGCTTCGACCTCAATAACATTGACGATATAGATAGCGGCACCGGTAACACGGTGGCCTGCCCTGTCTGCAAAGGCAAAGGGCTCATATACCACTCTGCTCAAGACGTGAAGGGTATCGTGACCAATGCAGAGGGTGAGTATCTAAACGCTCGTTACGGAGGCTATAGAGAGGGTCTCGTCAACATCACACTCAACCCTGAGCATCTACCTGTCTTCGGTGACCGGTTCGAGCTCACGCAGAGTGTGATGCTGTATCGTGAGACCATCACGATGGTAGACGGTCAAAACATCTACCCTCTACGCTTCCCTATGGCGAGCCGCAATCTCAACCTCAAGAATGGTCCTGAGACTCACGACTTGATCTATATGCACGTCACTGACCCCGACACCGGACTAGCGCTGCCTAACGGTGAGCATACGGTAGATTGGCGCGGCCCAACAGCCGGCTATGTCATTACCGCTGACGGTAAGTTTCAGAGAAATAACATCAATCGCCTTCAGGACGGTATGCGAGTGAGCCTCACTTACTTTATCCATCCGACCTACACTGTGGTATCATACCCTAACAGCATCAGAGATACCCTAGTCAGGAAGAAGGCGGCTAGTGACAGTTTGGTTCCACTACTAGTGCGTGTTCAGGCTAAACTAGAGTTCTTAGAGCAGGAGGCCTAAGTCTATGTTTGACCTACACTTTATACACGCAGTTAAGAACGGGATACGCTACTACGGCGCTGACCGCTTCATGTTCGATGAGCTCTTTACCGGAGTCAGTGATAACATGAAGGCGCGTATGTTCCAATATCTGCAGGACACCGACATCAAGTTTGACGCTGCCTACACCGGTGGCGGTGCTGAGGGCTTACCGCTAGTAACAGTGGAGCTCGCTGAGGCTGCCTACGACTCACAGGGTATCGGTAACGCTGCCTTCAGTAAGTTTGATGCAGAGGGACGTGAGTATAAGCGAGTCCATCTCTATACATCTCAAGAGGTTAGGGTCAGCATCTACTGTAAGTCGATTGAGTCCGTGCGTATCATCCACAGGCTCATACAGGCCTCTATGCTGATCTTCCATCCCTCTTTCATCTCAGCAGGGTATCAGAATATACTCTACATGGGATCAACGCCGCTAGAGCCTACCATCGAGCTCGAGGGCGAAGGTCTGAACGTATACGCAAGACAAATAAGATACGCAGCCCTGCATTTATTGGAGGTCCCTGCTAGGATAGAAGATCTAAACAACATCGGCGCTGTAGATCCGCTGTATGATATACAGGTAGCCCTCGAAGGCACCACACCTGAAGGCTCTACGGTCGAAGGTGGTGTCGCCCCAACTTCACTCTCTGACTCTTAATCCGGAAATAAGGAGTTTACCTATGCCTTCAAGCATTTTCTTCAATCAGCAGCGAGTCTACAGGCCCGGAACCTATATCCGTGTAGTGGATCGTCTGTCTGAGATTTCTGATACCTCAAGCGGCAATATCTGCCTCATTGGTGACTTCCCGATCTTCAAGCAAGGTGAGCTGATGACCTTCTCGTCATTTGACTCTATGCTTGACGCGACTCGCAACGGGATCACCTATGGTGGTATTGACTATGATGGTATCGCGACAGCAGCCTTCTCAGCGCTCGCCGGCTCAACCGGTCAGCCTGATAGCCTCACACTCATCAACGTGCGTGAGAGCAAGCAGGCTAACTACGATAACAATGGTCTGCGCGTGATCTCACGCCTCTACGGGACCATCGGTGAGCAGCTCCGTGCATCGCTCTCAGCAAATGCAGATGATGCCACGATGTGGGACATCAACATCTACCAAGGCGATAATCCCGATCCTATCGAGGTCATCGAGGCTATTGGTGATGGTGCTGACGCTTTCGCGACACTGACCTATAACGCCAATAACACCGATTACAATGACGTGTTCGTAGAGGTAGACGCTACTCACCTCATCGTCAAAGCGCAGAAAGACTTCACGGCTCAAGCTATTGTCGCCGGTGTTGATGCTGACGATGTGTTTACCTACGATGTCAATAAGCGCGTAGAGGGTGATGTGTCGGTCCTTCTCCAAGGCAACTTACCTGCTTCACCTAATGAGATCAGCATGGTGGTCAAGGGACTCACTGCTGCCGGAGCTCAGGTTGAGGAGGAGGTTCTGCTCGTTGACCCTAATGATGGTAATGAGGCAGGCGACACCTTCACCACCTCTAATGAGTTCCGCTTCATCGAGAGTATCAGCTTCACTAACGCTGACGGCTTCGTAGGCACCGCTCGACTGACCTTCTTCCCCAAGAAGACCCTCCTTGCAGATATCGTTGATCTCGAGGCTTGGATGAGTGAGCTCGTGCTTCGTAATGATGACTTCAGCTTCGTAGCACCTAGCGTCTTCCCAACATCAGGTGAGACCCTTGACCGTAAGGCAGAGGCAAGCATCGGTGGTGGTGTTGACTTCAGCTTCCCTACGGACCTCTACCGCATCGTTGACCGTGCCTTCAATAACTCTGATCTCGTGACTGCAGAGCGCATCTCTAATGTGCCTCCTACAGCCTTCAATCAGACTGATGGTGTCCTAACCGGCACCAACCTTGAAGACGTGACCATTGACGTTTCTGATTGGCAGGACGCGCTCGACTCGATCCTCTATAAGAACATCAACATCGTGGTCCCTGCCACTGATCAGATCGGTATCCACCTCTTGGTCAAGCAGCACTGTAAAGACGCTGCAGGCAAGGCAGGTCGTGAGCGTAACGCATGGATCGGCTCTGAGGCTGACCGTAGCCTTAGCTACGTCTCTAACGCCTTCGTGAAGGACCTCAATGATCGTAACTGCGCTGTGGTCTGTCAGGGTATTAAGCTCGAAAAGAATGG